GTTTAAGTATGTTTTGATCCATTGAGCTGAAGGTATATGTTGTTCATAAATATGCATCGATCCAACATTGTGTACGTATGAACCCATTTCAAGATCTAATGCTTTAGCAATTGCACCTTGTAAACCTATAAATTGTGTCAAATCGTATGGCAGTCCGAGGTAAACATCGTTGCTTCTCATATTCGTTCTTGCAATAAGTTTATTGTCTCGAATGAAATACTGCAAATTAAGAGTACATGGCACATCTTTTACATTTGCATTTAGATCTTTATTAGAATCAAAAATAGTCAAGACCGCTTGTCTAGTTGAATAATCTTTTTTTAATTGGTCGACTACTTTAGACAAATTGCCATAAAGTCTTGGTCCGTAAGCTCCATGTAAAATATTGTGATCCATATAATTATTAAAAACTTCTGCCGTGTCTGTCATTATTTCTGGATCAGATGTTTGTCCAACAAGTTGTAAACACTCCCGTGCTCCTATTTGATGGTTAAACTTTCTGTTTTCCATTTTGACGGGAATATGCCATGGACTTTCTATTTTTAGTGTGACGTTGAGCAGTTCTCTTGTAACTTGACCACGTGGAGCAATAGCATCTCCATGTTCGATTGTGTATTGAGTTGCCAATTCTAAAGCTTCTGAAGGTGTTGCTGTGACTATAAACATTATCTAACCGCCTCGCTCTGAATTATTTTTTTATCTAAATATTTAACTTTGTTGTATGCTTGAATAAATAAATTGCGTGAAAAAAGAACGAATTCAATTTCTTTTTCTTCACCACGACTTAATAATTCATCGGCAATGGCATCTTCTGATCTAGTTAGGACAATGAGTTGAGCTCCAAGTTTTGCTAGCTCCCAATTGCATTGGTCAAATTCTTGTTCATCAAATAATGATGATCTACCATAAATAAATGGCCAAACAATTTCACCTACGTGCCAACGATCTAATACCAAATTGTTAGATCTGATTGGACGAATGTATTCTTCGACCCAGTTTGCAGATGTTGGATGCGAAGCATGCAAATAATCAGCATTTCTTTGATCCGCTAATTTTCTGGCAAATGTAGTTTTGCCTGTACCATCAGAACCTTCGATGATTGTTATCATCTGAATTCACCCCAATTTCTATTCGAATCAACTTCAGATGCTTTCATAAATTCTGGTTTAACGTCGCCTGCAACATTCCAAACAACGGTACTAGGTTCATGAGGAGCATTTGTCTGGGATAACATAAACCGTTCCAGACCTTTACAGTCGTAGGTTGGCGCTGAAGATATTTCTTCGTTGATCTTGTCCGCATAATCCGCAGGTTCTCTGAAACCTCGATGATATGCTGAAACATCAGCTTTACCTATTTCGCCAGGATGTAAATTTCTAGCAACAGCAACTCCATGAAATCTTGCATTAGGCCAAGTAATTTGAAGAGTTCTGGTTAACACTCCAGTTGAAATAACTGATACAACGTCTTTTGGTTCTGGTCTATTACCCCATTGTTGTAAAGTGGATTTAATTCCTGCAGCAACAACTAGTGGATGATCTAAACCAAATGGAACAAACATTGCATTGTTTTCTGCAGCCCATTCTTTTGCATATTTATTCAACACTGGCATTGCTGCTATACGCCTAAAAATAGGTTGTGCTCCACGTTCAATACAAACTAACTGATGGTCACTCACAACTTTACTTGCAGGCATAAATAAAGTTAACTTTTTGTTATACTTTTTTGCCAATGCCGAGAGTGATACACCTGCCCAACCTACTCTAGGTTGAACGTAGACTAAATGATCTGATTCCATTGTACGGACTAATAAATCTCCCCAACGACCTTTAGTGCCTATTCCTGTGTTGGAATCGTCCCAAATAGTTGCTCCATAAAATGTCGTAATGTTTGGACTTGGTGCATCATCTTCCCATTCTTCTGCAAGTTCAAGCCATTCATCTCTTGTTTTGTATGAATATTTATTTGTATTATCGGTTGTCACCTTAAACACTATGCGCCTCCAAATGTTTTCTATAAGTCCAATGCTTCGTATGTTCTGGTATCATCGAATTGTTTGTAACCTGCCAAGGCTTAAGATGTTCATAACCTTTTGGTACATAGCATTCAACGTATCTGACGTAATCACAAGCAACATCTTCTAAACTAAATCCTTTGCCAAGATCTCGTTCCAGATCTCTCGGATCATAAGGCGATCGAAATTCTTCACAGATTTTGTCCATTGCAGCATCAAGGAAATCCTTTTGCTTGTATCCTTGATTCTTAAATAACAAGTTTAAGGCTTCTATTGCATTTTTTCCGTAATTTACACGACTCCATGGATCTATCAGTTGAGGAAAATATTGAGCAATATCCATCACAAATGCTGTCATTACAAAATGAAAACATTTCAGACCATTAGATTTATGCCACTCATTGATCCAATCAACGCCTTCTCTGATTGACATTGATAATGGATTGTAGGAAAGATATGTGTAAAAATCTTTAACTAGATGTGGCATATATTCTGCAATATACAATTGAGAACCACGTGGATATTGTTCTGTTGGTTTAGGAAATTGTGGAATCTGATTGCCAATACTAGTGAATATTGGTCTACCGGATTTCATTTCATTTACAACATAATTTCTCATATGGATCATGTTATCTGCATTTAGTGCCATGTCTGACAATATGCTATTACGAAATCCATGGTCATAACTAAATGACGCACCTGAACCTGTTACTCGATGAACCATAAAAAGAAAAAACCAATCCATCGTGTGTAACTGATAATTGTCAAATCTTGCGTCAATTTGCCATTTCTTAGGATTTTTACTGCCATACCATATTTGTTGTATGGCATTGCTAAACCCTGCAAACTCACGATCTACCGTATCGTAAATAGTAATGTGATGTTGCAATGGATCGTCAACGTGGAGATCTTCTGAAGTATCTCGTCCATTTTGACTTGAGATATTGATTGTTTGAAGTACTGAGGCTCTCTCGTAGTACTTCTTGAAATCTTCCCAATAGATTGTTTCAACTAGCTGCGGCATATGTACTCATATTAGGTTGATTATTTAATAAATCCCATTCGTAAAACTCTGGAGACAAATGGACTGAACCAGGCTTTTCCATGTAAGTTTTTGCATACGACTCTGGGTTCATCAAATACCAATTTTGTGGCCATTCGTGAACATTTTCAATTTCGTATTTCATCTCATTGGTTAAAGTTGATCTTACAAGGTCACGTGATTCCCATGAACCAAAAAATGGCGTACCTTTATAGAATCCAGTCTGAGGGATTTTGCGTCCTTCGTATTCAATTGGATATGGTGCAGTAACTTCATAAGTGCCAATTAGACCTGCTGTTTGCAAATGTTCCAATTGCTTTTTGAGGTTTTTCACTAGATCTCGAGCAGAATCTAAAGGTTTCAGCTGCCTACATAAATGATGCCGAATATCAACATTACCTGCATTTATGACCAAGTGAGGGACAAAGTATGAAGGAAGATAACTTTTGATAGTCCGTTCTAACAAACCATGCAAAGTAAGTCCATCATGACGATAAACAACTGTATTGGCTCGGTATCTAGAAATGGAATGAGAATCACCAATAACTACACGTTGAATATCTAGAACAAGATCTTCATGCTTTATTACTTCGCATTGCATAAGATCTTTAATTTTTGACCATTCACTATCACTAAAATCAAAATCAGTTTTAGCAGCACGTGGTCTTAATATTCTTTCAATGTCACCGATTGGCATATCAAGAGCTTTTATATTGGCAAGATCCATGTCCAAAACTCTGGCAATTCTATCTCTTGTTTCTCTAGTGTACCCACCAAATAGATTAAAGACTTCACCTTTGAATTCCATCGGAGTAGACACTAACCAAATGTTGTCTTTTACAAGATCTTTATTGCCAAATGCAATTACAACATCTTGATCTAGTGCTACTTGAGCCATACAACGCTGCATACGTGGCCACGCTGATCTGTGGCTAGCAATTCTGTCTGTAAATGATGTGACTACATCGTCCATTACGTATGTCATTCTATGTGCTCGCAGGCT